AAGATCAGCGGCCAGACCCAGCAGATCGAGGTCACACAGGTGGCCGAGATTGAGGGCGCACCCGGCGTGGACGACATCCGCAAGATTGCCATGCCCATGCCGTTCAATCCACCAAGCCCGGTGCTGTTTGAGCTTCTGGGCTGGCTGGACAACGCCGCCAAGGGGGTAGTGACCACCAGCGAGGAAAAGATCGCTGACGTGACTTCCAACAGCCCTGTGGGCACCACGCAAGCTTTGATCGAGCAGGGTGCCGCCGTGTACTCGGCAATCCATGCACGGCTGCACCAGTCGCAGGCGCGGTTGATCAAGGTGCTGTGCCGGCTAAACCGGTGGCACTTTAAGGAGATGCGCAAGGGCGACATGGTCGCGGACTTGGCAGTTGAGAAGGAAGACTTTGAAAAGAACACGGACGTCATCCCCGTCAGCGACCCGCACATCTTCAGCGAAACCCAACGCATGGCGCAGATGCAAGCCGTGCTATCCCGGGCGGACACCAAGCCCGATCTTTACGACGCCAAGGCCGTGGAGGAGCGGTTCCTCAAGCAACTCAAGATTCCAAACGTCAGCGAGTTGCTTAAAAACGTCCCTGAGCCCGAGCAACGCACGCTGGCGGACGAGAACGCGGCCATGTCCATGGGCCACCCGGCCTACGCTTACATCCAGCAAGACCACATCGCGCACATCCAAGGCCACCTGATGTTTGGCATGGACCCATCCTTTGGTGCCAACGCGTTCATTGCCCCGGTGTTCCTGCCCAACGCGGTCGAGCACATCAAGCAGCACATGACACTGTGGTACCTAAACCGAATGAACGGCTACGTTGCCAACCTGCGTGGCGGCAAGCCGGTGGACGACTACGAGAACCCCAAGCTGACGGCGGTTATCGATAAGCTGTACGCCACCGTGGGGCAGCACGTATCCATGGACAGCGAACAGGTGTTTGCGCAAATTCTGCCGCAGCTACAACAACTCCAGCAGGCCTTGCAACAAAACAAGACCCCGTCGCCCCTGCCGCCCGACGCGCAGGTCGTCAAGGACACCGCCATGGCCGAAACGCAACGCAAGGCCGCCAAAGACAAACAGGATGGCCAGATCGCGCAGGCCAAGCTGCAGGACAGCCAGCAGCGCGGCCAAGCCGAGATGCAGGCCGATGCGCAGAACGCGCAGCAATCGGGACAACTACAATTGCAAATCGCAAATATCAACAATCAGGCGCGGATTGAAATTGAGAACGCCAAGTTGATGCACGAAACCATTAACCAACCACCGCAAGGAGCCCTAAATGGCAACCAGTGACTACGAACAAAGAACAATTAACGTGCCGCAGCACAAGCGTATTGCCATGGGTGAAAAGCTCGATGGCACCGCCATGCAACCAAAGGGTGGCAACAAAACCCCCGGCAAGCCTACCGGTGGCTTGAACCATCTGGCTAAGAAAAAGTGATATCAGAATTGATTCACCAAATCCAAGTACGGCAGGCGGAAATCCGCATGTCGTTGGTGAGTAACCCGGTGGGCGACCACCAAATATATTCCCGTGTTGTTGGGGAGTACCAAGGCCTGCAATGGGTCCTTGATACCCTCAACGCAAAACTCGCTGAAAACGAATAAGGCCGCAAGGCCCCAAGCCGCGCTGAAATATGCGCATTTCGAACCTGAAATATGGTTTTATGTCGACAGGAGTGAGTATGAGTCAGCAGAAGGTGCCTACTATTATGGGCACGCAACAGACGTCCGATCCAATTGAATTGGCGTGGGCATTTCCAGAGGTACATGCCGGCCAAGCACCATTTGGTGGCCGCGTTATTGTCCAGCTTCGCCGCATCAAGAAAAGCGCGGGGAAGATTATTCTGGTGGAAGAAACCAAGGAAAACGAGAAGTGGAACAACATGATCGGAAAGGTCGTGGCCGTTGGCCCGTTGGCCTTTAAGCATCGTGACACCATGTCATCGTGGCCCGAGGGCAGTTGGGCACAGGTGGGCGACTACGTCCGCGTGCCGCGCTGGGGCGGGGACCGTTGGGAACGTTTCGTTTCTGACGAAGAAAACGGCGACCTGAACCCGGTGCTGTTCATGACGATTAACGACCATGAACTTATTGCACGGGTTACCGACGACCCTCTTTCATTCAAAGCCTACGTCTAAGGAGATACCATGGCAAACGATAAAGAAGAAGACCTGCACGTTGAAGAAGGGCAGGATGGCACCGCTACGGTGGAGCTTCCTGAGGGTATTTTGCCCAAAAATGAGGGAGAAAGTACGTCCTCGGACGACAGCGGGGACGTTGATCATCCCGATGACAGCGAGGCAGTCCGTGCCGCACGTCGTGCTCGCCGCCGATCAAAGAAAGATTTGATCCGCAAGACCAACGAAGAGAAGGATGTGCGACTGCAGTCTATTCAACGCGAGAACGAAGACCTCCGAAATCGTCTTTCCCGGGTAGAACAGCGCACCCAAGGCGCCGACATGGCCCGTTTGGACAAGACCATAGAGGACCAGCAGGTCCGTCTTGAGTACAACCGCATGAAACTGGCCGAAGCCACCAGCGCCGGCGACGGCGAGGCGGCGGTCAAAGCCCAAGATGCGCTATATGAGTCGCGTCAGCAGCTTGACCAGCTTGCCCGGTTGAAAAAGCAGGCAGAACAGCCCGCTCAGGCAACGATTGACCCGAGTATCCAACGTAATGCCTCGACTTGGATTGAGCGAAACAGTTGGTACAAGCCCGATTTGTCGGACACCGACAGCAAAATTGCCAAACAGGTCGACGAAGTCCTCTCAAAAGAGGGTTGGAGCCCTTCTGATCCCGATTATTGGGACGAATTAGATAATCGGTTGCAAAAATACTTGCCACATCGCTATAATGGTGCGGACAAGCGTGAATCCAGTCAACGAACACCTAGGAACACCGTGGGAAGCTCAGGACGCGAGGCATCTGCCGCATACGGGGGCACAAACCGCACTTTTACTCTCTCCGCTGAACAAGTGCGAGCGATGAAAGACGCGGGTATGTGGGACAACCCTGAAAAGCGAGCCAAGATGATCAAACGATATGCAGCCGAATCACGTAACCGGAGTAATTAAATGACTGAATCACGCCTTAAAAAATCTCTGAATGCCGGCGGTCGCAATGATCGCGCAAGCGAGGACGCAAGCCGCGCATCACCGGAAGATAAGTTCATTTCAACGCAGGAACGTCGCAAGATGTGGAGCGAAGAATGGACGCAATCAGCACTGCCCAAACTGCCCGAGTTCAACGGGTGGCATCTTTGCTGGCTTTCAACATCCAACAGCTACGACTCCATCGATAAGCGGATTCGCCTCGGGTACGTTCCAGTTAAATCTGAAGAGTTACCGGGGTATGAAGACTATCGCGTGAAGGCCGGCGAGCATGTTGGCTATATCTCCTGCAACGAGATGTTGCTATTCAAACTGCCGATGGACGTCTACCAAGAAGTCATGACGCACATGCACCACGATATGCCCCAAGACGAAGCGGAAAAAATCCGTGTTCAAGTGGAGCAGCTTCAGGGCGCTAGGGATAGCAATGGCAAGTCGCTGGTGGGCGTTGAAGGCGAAGGATTGGGCAATTTTGATAGGCAACCAAATCGTATGCCGGTATTTGCCGGTTAACTAAGGAGTAAATATGAGTGCAACCTCTGCTCCGTTTGGCCTTCGCCCCGCGTTTCATCCTTCGGGTCTGGATCGCGCACAGGCGCTGGCTGGCGGTATTGCTTCGGCCTACGGGTCGGATATCTTGAAGGGTCAACCTGTCAAGTACAACCCCTCTGCGGGTACCATCGTGATCGCCACTGTCGGCGCTGTTTACTCCGGTGCTTTTGCCGGCGTTGAATGGACTGACACGACCGGTCGTCGTCGCATCTCCAACTACTGGCCCGCCAGCACCGCGTACCAAACCGGTTCGTGTGTTGCGTATTTCTACAACGACAACAACATCGTTTACGAAATACAAACCGACGCCACCATTGCTCAAACCTCCATCGGAAACGAGTACAACTTCTCCAATATTGCTGCTGGTTCCAACACCACCGGTCTGTCTGCAGCCACCTTGGGTGTCTCGACTGCCGTCGGTAATGGCAACCCCGGCGACATGCGAATTGTTGATATCGCTCCGTATGTTGACAACGCGTGGGGCGATGCATATGTGATCGTTCGGGTTGTGAACTCACGTTCGCAGTTCTTCGGCACCTTCAACGCTATTGCATAAGGAGAATAAACAATGGCTGCACCAATGAGAAGTACGGACTTCCGAAGCATCGTCGAACCAATTTTGAACGAATGCTTTGACGGAGTCTATGACCAACGCGCCGACGAATGGAGCCGCGTGTTCCGTGAAGAAGACGGCATCCCCCGGAACTACCACGAAGAGCCCGTCCTGTACGGTTTCGGCGCGGCACCACAACTCCCTGACGGCACTCCGGTGACGTATCAGCAGGGCGGCGTGCTGTTCCTAAAGCGCTACGTTTACAAGGTCTACGGTCTGGCTTTTGCCCTGACCAAGGTCCTCGTTGAGGATGGCGATCACATCCGTCTGGGTCAGGTTTACGCCCGCCATCTGGCACAGTCTTTGGTGGAAACCAAGGAACTGCTGTCGGCTAACGTGTTGAACGTCGCCTTCAATAGCTCGTACCCCGGTGGCGACGGCGTGCCGCTGATCAGCACCGCTCACCCCATCGTGAACGGTACCTTCAGCAACCAGTTGGCTACCGCCGCTGTTCTGTCGCAGACGTCCTTGGAGCAGATGCTGATCCAAGTCCGTCAAGCGGTGGACAACAACGGCAAGCGTATCCGTCTGGTGCCCCGCCAACTGGTGGTGGCCCCCGGCAACGTGTTCCAAGCCGAAGTGCTGCTCAAGTCGGTCCTGCGGACCGGTAACGCCAACAACGACATCAACCCGGTGAAATCCATCGGTTTGCTGGACGAGGGCGCTGCCGTCTTGTCTCGTCTGACCAGTGCCAACGCATGGTGGGTCCAGACTGACGCTCCCGAGGGCCTGAAGCTCTTGATGCGTCGTCGTCTGGAGAAGACCATGGAAGGCGATTTTGAAACTGACAGCATGCGCTACAAGGCCACCGAGCGTTACGACGTGGGCTTTACTGACCCACGCTCGCTGTACGGTACCGCCGGCATCTAAGCCGACAAAGGCTCTGGCGGGGGAGCCTTAATCCCCCGCTATCATTATTAACATCGGTCAAACTTTTCAAGGAGCAGACCATGCCTCAATTTTCAGACGATCTATTCTTAGGTTCCGCCATCACCTATCAAGGTTTGGACGCCTATCCTGCGGTTGCAACCTTTACGGGTTCAATTGCTACCACCGTATTGACCGTCACCGCCATGCTTTCTGGTGACCCAATCACTGTGGGCATGTTCATTGACAGTTCAACCTCGCTCACCAATGGCACGTACATCACGGCATTTGGTACGGGTACAGGCGGCACAGGCACTTACACCGTCAGTGCTTCGCAAACGGTGGCAAGCGCCACAATCATTGGCTCTGGGAATGCTTTGTTGCAAAACCCATCCCCAATGAGTGTAGGTGTTGGCCCACTGGGTCGAGTTTACGTTTGGGACGCTGTACCACAGGCAAAACTGACAACCAACATCGTTGCCGCAGTCATTACAACCGCAACAACTTTGACCCTAGCCGCTGGCGCAGGTGTGACATCAGTCACCACATCTAGTGGTGCTACAGTGTTGCAACTTGACTGCCCTCGCGGTGTTTCCACAACCACAGGTGCTGGTACTCCAACTTCTGTCAACATTACCGTTTCAGGTTACGACTACTACGGTCAGGCCATGAGCGAGGTAATCGCAACAGGAACGGTGGCAGCTACTACTGTCAGTGGTAAAAAAGCCTTTTACCAAATTGCCAGTGTTGTCTCTTCTGGCGCAAGCGTGGTGACCGTTGCGGTCGGTACAACCGACATCTTGGGTGCGCCATTGCGCATCACTGATAGGGGCTACGTTACCCGCGCTGGTTGGGATAACACCTTGGCTGAAGATGCTGGCACCATGACTGTTGCCGCTACTGCTACAGCAACCACCACAACGGGTGATGTGCGCGGAACGTACACCCCTTCCTCGGCGGCAGACGGCATCAAGCGTCTTGTGATGGGAATAGCCCTGCCAGCGATTGCGGCAGGCCCGAATGCAACCCGTATTGGCGCTCTTGGCGTCACACAAGCATAAGGAGAGCGACATGGGTCAATTTAAACCAATGGTAAAAATGGAAACCACCGAGCCTTCGGTGATTTTGAAGCTTAAAAAAGGTGGCCGCGTAGCCGGTTACACCCCAATGAAGAGCACCATGTCGATGGAAGAATGCGATGAAAAGCATGCCATGGGCGGATCGGCTCCCAAGAAGCCTTCCATGATGGAGCGTCGCAAGTCTATGAAAGCCCCCGTGCTCATGTCCAAAAAGGGCGGCAAGGCCGAGAAGAAAGCCATGGGCGGCATGATGGGCTCGCCCGCTATGGCGGCTCCTATGGCCGCACCCGCTATGGACCCCCGCAGGGCGGCCATGCTGAAGGCCATGATGGCACGCAAGGCCGCTATGCGTCCCGCTGCTGCGATGCCTGCGGCCCCCATGGCCCCGGTTATGAAAAAGGGCGGGATGGCCAAAGGCGGTGACATGAGCCAAGACAAGGCCATGGTCAAGAAGGCCTTTAAGCAGCACGATATGCAAGAGCACATGGGCGGCAAGGGCACCAAGCTGAAGTTGCGCAATGGTGGCACGACCAAGGTGGTTGACGGTGACAAAACCGACAAGGCGCACGGCACTGGTGCTATCAAAATGGGCAAACCGGCTGGTTACGCCATGGGCGGAACCATCGAGGGTAACGAAGGTAAGTACAAAAATACCAAGGTCGTTGACGGCGACAAGCACGACAGCGCGAGCGGTACCGGCGGTGTGCGCATGTCCAATGCTGGTGGCTTTAAGAATGGCGGCAGCACTAGTTGGGAAAACCGGCCTGCCGACACAGCCAAACCCGGCAAGACCAATACCAAGACGGGGGAAGTGCGTAACGGCAATGCCGGTGGCTTCAAGATGGGCGGTGCCGCAAAAAAGCATTTTGCCACGGGGGGCAGTGTTAACACTGGCCACGCCGTGGCAATGCCAAAACCTCCCGTTTCTAAGCCTGTCAGCAACACTGCCCAGTCTGGAACTTTTGCTAAAGGCGGTAAAGTTACTGACTGGACAGTGTTAAACCCATCGTTGAAGCAAAAGTACAACAGGGTTAATGCTCCAGTTGAGAAAGAGGAGAAGCCAAACCTTCGCCTCATCAAGACCCACACTGGCCCCAAAGGTCATGTAGCAAAAACCTACAAGGACAGAGATTATGGTGAGTACAGAACAAAATTCTTTACTCCCGAAGGCAAACACTTGCCCAATTCGGACAACCATACTGATGCCCTTGACGATGCTTTTGGGACTGCACAGTCCCAAGTCAACAAAGGTTACAAAAAGGGTGGCAAGGTAAGCAAGTTTGCTGATGGCGGCGGGACGGACATGACCGGCGGTGGCTACGATAAG